CTCCTCTTGCAGGTTTGGGATTATTAACGGCTACGCTATTCACTATAGTGTTAAATAATGCTGAATTTAAATTTGATTGTGGAGTAGTTATGTTTGAAGTTACTATATTTGATATACTATTTGCCCCAACATTATCTTCAACTCCTCCCCCAATAGTATATCGTACTGTTAATGTTGTATTTGATGGTGCTTTTCCATAAGTTTTAGTATATAAAAAATTCTTTGGATCAATACTTAAATCAACAACTCTTTCAAAGTAGTCTAAACCAAATCCAACATTAAAAGGATTAGGTACGATTTCTTCATCATACTCTGAACTTACTCCTGAGCCAAACTGTATTTCATATCTATTATCCTCTCTCAGCCTTGTTACAAATCTAAGTTCTGATTGTTTAAACTGCATTAAATTTGGTGCTGTAGATCTAAATTTAGATAGATGTGGATCATTGTATGGCAAATTTGGAACAGATATAGGTATTAAATCTTGAGCTAAGTAAGGTGTTTCATACCATCTATTATTATCAGAATCGTATATATCTACTACTTCTAAAACATCATCCTGTGGTAGTACTATTTTATCATATGGTTTAGGAGAATCGAATACATAGCTTTGTGATACAATTTCTCCTGAAACGGCTCTAACATTTTTTCTTAATAAGAAATAATCTACTTCTCCTGTATTATCTAAAGAATATACAGTAATTTCTGTCGGATCAAATGAAGAACTATATGAAAAATCTACGCTATCTACAGTTCTAAAATTTTTGTTAGAATCCGAACTAACAATCATGTTTGAATCAATTTGCAAACAATATCTAAAGTCAGGAACTACAGATGAACCATTATTTATAGATGGCACTAATTGAAATATATCTAAATCTACAGATGCAGGAGTTCTAAATTTTGGTGTGTATCCTAAAGAATGGGCAATATTATATAAATTTATATTTTCTTCAACTGTCAGTAATAAAGATTCTCGTAATTGTATGTCAGTGTAGAAGGATAGAATGTCTCCTGTGGCAGCAACTAATTCCATGAACATCATGCCGGGAGATGATTCATTGAAATCATTATAAGTATCAGGAAAATAGTTCTTTGTATAATCTATTAACTGCTGTCGTATCTCCCCAAAATCTTTATTTAGATACTTTATATCCTTTCTAATATTATTATTTAATAATTTTGAACTCATATTACTCTATTTCAAAGTTAACAACACCTGAATCTAAAAATAGTATTATATTTCTATTAGCACCTACATTAGTTACCCTAAATGATATTTTAATTTGAACATTATGTTCTGAATAACTATTTGAGAAAGCAATATCAGTCTCTGCTGTAACTTGAACTGAATCTAATAAAATATAGGGTAACCAAAATTCAATATCATCTATAACAGATAATCTAAGAGAATTTCTGTTTTCTTCACTATTTAATTCGAATAAATAATCAGGTATCTTTGAACCGAAATTAGGTTGCATTAATCTCTCACCCTTCCTTGTTAGTAGTAAATTAACTAAATTAGTTATGGCTTGTTCCTCCGTAGAATATGAAAGTCTAAATGTCTTTACATCTCCTCTCCTATTTATTTCTTTTGGATACTTTATGTCAACTAATACAGCATCTCCATTCATAGGTAATAGAACACCAACTGCTCTATCATTATATAAATTTGTCTCATAAGATCTAAATACTGTACGTGTTGCCATTTATATTATTTCTTATCCATTTTTTTTAACAAAGCAGAATAATCTTTAGTCAATGCTTTATAAACTGCTTGAGTTTTTGGATTGTGTTCTAAGCTATCCAAAGCTCTTGAATCTAAAATTGATCTTTCAGTCTCTTCTTCAGGATACTCCATATCTTCAGTAATTATTTCCATTAAACCACTAAATTTTTTTCTGAAATCTTTTCTTTCAGATTCTACTTTAGTACTAATAGGCTTCTCCGCAAATTTTTTTGGGGAAGGGCTACTATGATTCTCAGAAATACTTTTAGACTTAGATTCAGTTAATCTTGATTCTAATCTATCAAAATAATAATCTAATTCTTCTCTTATTATTTTTCTAAGTTTTGACTCAATTGAAATTTTATCCATCATAACGTTTTATATAAATAGATTATTTAATTAAATTTTACTTCATTAGTTAATTTTTTTATACTATAATCCAATAATATATCTCCCTTAGAACATTTACTGCTCAATATTAATTGAGATATACATGAATTATCAGCTAATATATCAGGAGTCAGAAGCGAATTATCAGTTATATTATAGTTATTATCAACACTATCATTCAATAAATACCATCCTCTACAGAATGTGTCATTTCCTATCAATAAAAGTAAATTATAATTTACTTTCTCTGTTATTCCTGTTGCCGAGTTGAATTTATTCGCAGTCATTTTATAAATATATCCTTTACATTCTGCATCTGAATTTACTAACTTAATATTAAAATCTTTCTTATCTAATTTATTAGCATTTGAATCATCTTTACTCGAATCTTCTTTATTAGTAAGTCCATCTCCATCAGATTTTAATACATTTCCGTTAGAATCAACTAATACTCCGCATCCTGACAATGGTAATCCACAATCTATGTTTATAAATTCAGGCAAGTCTTTATTAAGATCATAATCTAATTCAATATCTTTTGAATTAAGAGTATTTAATAAATTTATGGAGTCTTTTCGAGTTTGGATACCTGAAGAGTCTTGTCCTCCTACAGATTCGTTGCCACTTCCTCCTCCGTTCGAACCTAATAATCTTCTTGATATAGCATATGGAACTATATTGTTAATACCAAAATCATGATTATCTAATCTTGGCTCAGGAGGTGGTATAAATGCATTAGGTGGTAGTAACTCAAATCTCATTGATAATATAAAAGTTCTCAAAACTTCTAATAAGTTTGTAGCAGGGCCTGTAGGGCCAAATGGCGTAGCAAAAACAGCCATAGCCGATGTTAAGTCTTTTAATTGTTTTGCTAACTCCTGAACTCTGTTAACTAATTCATCAAAATCAACATCATGTTCATCTGTAGTTATGTAAAACTTTCTTGCTTCTAATACTACTTTATCTTTCGCTATTACAAATATATTATCTTTTTTAGCATTCAAAACTATTCTTGACGTATCTATTAATATTTGAGGGTTATCAAAATTAGGCACTCCTTTGGTCTCAAATCTTCTTGCCCTACCTAATCTAACTTTAGAATATTTTTGACTTACTCCTCCAAATATACCTGTTATATTATTAGATACATTCTCTACTCTATATTTTTGACTTTTAGTATTTTTAGATTGATTTTTATTTCCCGACATATCGGAAACATCTTCATTTATTGGTCTTTTTTTAGGAGATGCTGATGGTTCTAATGTCATAGCAAACGTAGGATCTCCTAATTTAGTATCTTTATGATGTTGTGGTTTCTTATAATATTGAGAATCATCTGAAGTTCCTATACCAAGTCTTATAGCGGATCCTCCTCTGTTTTGGATGATTAAATCACCTTCATATGGTTGAAGAGGTGCTAAAGGTCTACAGGGGAATGGAAATGTTTTGCCGGGCTCAAAGGGATTGTCCATAACCAAACCATTACTTTCCTTAGAAGTAGTTCTCTGAGTTATAGTATGCATTTGATTAATTACCGAATCATCCGTTGAATTCAAAGGATATGGTAAATAATAATACGTTATATTTTTGTGTTTTGGCTGTAACTCATCCTTAGATGGAGCTCTTATTAGCATAACTAATTCTCCATTTAAAGGAGTAAACATATAATTTAATGTGATTGGTCTTGCATATATATCTTTTAAATTTTCTACATCTGAATTTGCAATTAACCTAACTTTTATACTCCCTATAGGTAGTATATTTCCTTCATTATTTTTTGGATTATCATTATATGTTAGTTTACCTGTTTGTACTACCTCTCCTAATATTATTGACATTAGTATTTATTTTAAAAAATTATTCGGATGATAATCTACAAGTAATTGTTTCTTTTCTTCATCAGAAAGTATATACATTTCTGTAGTCTTTGAAGATTTTTGTGAATTTGCCATGGATCTCTGAACAATACCTGCCATCTTAATCAAATGATCATCATTCTTTATAGATAAATCAATGTAATCTCTTAGAACAGGCCCTAAAGAAGCAGCATCTTCAGGACTATTAATCATTCCCTCTATGTTATCAACCAATTTGGAAATCATTTGATCCTTTGCTTTAGTAGTTATGTAGATATCTTTCATTAAATCTGAAAAAGACATCTTATCAAAAACTAAAGAATCATCATTAGACATACTCTACTTTTTATATAAATACAATATAATATTACTTTTTAAAATATTCATTCATAGAATTATTAAAATATCTCTTTAATACATTTATAACTTTAGTTATTTTTTGTGTTTTTATACCTGTTCTCTCTCTGACTATAAAATAAATAGCTTTCTTATTGAAAGCATCTATCATATTACGTATCTTAAACAATTCTAAAACTGAATCAGCAATTGCTATCTCATCTTCATTTTTAAAAATATTATAGATTTTTAAGTACATATCATCTACCCACCTATCTACGAAAATGTTTAAGTCCTCTCTATAGTCATCTCTATAGACTTCCGAGATGACATCCCTCTCTTCATCTACGTCATCTAAATCTACTATCTGTTTTATCTGCTTTCTATTTCTATAGTTTTTAGTATTTAAAGCAATTAGATAATTCCTACCTGCAACTGTGTAATAGGAATATGCTTTACCCGCTGATTGAGAAAAATTTGGTAGCTTCTCTGTAATAAAAGATACCAAATCATTCTTCAAATCATCAAATTCTAAATCTATGTAAGGACATTTATATGTATTGATTAAGTTTTCAGCTAACTTATCTAAAGATGGATATATTTCTTTACTATATATAAAGTTTCTTTCTTTTATATTTTCTGATAAATTATATCTTATTATAGCATTATCTACATCTAAAGTAAAATAATCTTTATTCGAGTTCTTCTTCGGCATTATCTTCTATTGTGTTCAAAAATTCATTTACAATTTTGTAAGAATCTTCAATAATACCTTTAATTGTATTGAACACAAAACCAACTTCATCATCAGACTCGAAAGAACCTCTTCGATCTATTTCTTTTAAGTGACTGAAATCTGTATGAAGTCTAACATTTAAACTACTAATAAAATTTATTAACTTTTCATTATCCTCATCTAACTTAGCTAAAGCTTCTTCTAAATTACTTAATTTTTTTGAATTTAGAATAATTAGATAAATGCATATTAAAATTATACAAATACATATTAACAACAAAATAAACATAACTGTTATTTTTTAGGATTATCAAACATTTGTTTAAAATCATTTAAAGCACTATCAGATTCTTTTTTAATTTCATTTATAGTATTAATTTTATTTTTTGAATTTTTCCAAATTTTATACTCCTGTTTAGAAGCCATTAAATCTGCCATATGGATTATGTAAGCTAAATTTGTTCTTAGAGAAGCTGATTCAGATCTT